TTGCTAGGGTACACACAATTTTTAGTCTGAACGCTGTCCGTTCTAGCAGCTGGAGTACCTTTACCACTTACAAACCATGTAGTAGGTAAGCTCCACCCAGTAACGCTAGTTGTATTTTGATACTGTAAATGATCAATATGTACATATGGTACATATCCTCCCTTAAAGAAAGAAGCGTAGGAATCGCTACCAAAAAAATTCCACTCAATATCGGTATGATGATGTGTGGCTTCTAAAATTAGTTGATTGGAGGAATTTACTGTTCCCGCTACAGTTGTTACTTGAGGAATATCTGTAACAAAATATAGATTTCCAGTTGCTAGTTGCTCTTTTTGAGACTGAGAAAAATCAAAACTCCACTTAGAGCTTGCAACAGCGTCTTTTACCCCTGAAAGGTACACGGTTGACTTTGGAGTACCCGTAATAGTTAAAGCACCATTTGTATTTAAAAAATCATGAAAAGTTGTATCTGAAGGAATAAGTAAAGTTGTAAAAAACTCAGAGCTTCCTTGATTAGCATGAACATAGGAATATACAAATAAAACTGGACCACCACCATGAGCAACGTCAGAATATGCTCTCATTTCATTCCCATTTCGTTCTAGTTGATTGGATCGATTAACTCCACGCTCTACAGGTATCTTTAACCCACCTGCTGTAGTGCAAGTCCAAATAAAAGTATCTTGATAATTTGCTTCTATATTAGGCTCAAACTTCTCTAGAACATACAAATCAAAAACATTTGGCTCTGCGTGTGCCCAATATCCAATTGTATTTGCATTGGAGCCTCCATGTGCCGTACTTATATCTGCTGTAGTCCAAGTAACTTTACCTCTATATGTATCTAAATCTGATAGTGCAGTTCCTGGCTGTAAAACTGCGCCTTGAGAGCTCCCAAGCATGCTCCATAATGCCTCATCAGTTGCATGATGATTTCCTGAAACTAAAGAAGCTCTGCCATCTCCTGACCCCGTAGTTTTGAAAGGTTTTGCAAAAGTAGTTAAACTCCAGTCTGCAGGATCTAATGAAATATTTTCTTGGCCTATACTTCTATTTAGAGCGACACCTGTACTCATTTCATTTATTACTATATCCTCCTGATTTAAGTTTTGAGAAAAACTGTAATCAGATATAGGGAGCTTCCAGAGTTGTCCTCCGTTCTCCAAAAAACATTGAGTCTGTGACTTCTTTTGAATAGCCATAAATATCTCTTACAAAAACGGAGGCCGAAGCCCCCGCCTTATGCGCTTAGTATAAAACTAATTATTAAGCTGGTACTGCACCCTCTACAATTATTGAAGTTATTTCATTTGTAGAATCCAAATCAGCAGGTAGTGCATGGAATGGAATCTCAACTGTCATAACATCATCAGAAGAGATTGTAGGGATTTCTAAATGTACTTGATCCATACTAATTATCATTCCGGGAGTGTTAGGATCTGTACCTGATCCTCCACCAATAAAGATATCCAACTCATGTACGTTTGTTGCATTACCTGCAGTAGTAGCTGTTCCTATATCCTCTAGAATATCTTCCAATAAATCTGCCGAGCCATTGGAAGTAGTATTATGATAACAATTTAAAGTTCCTGTAACTGACCTAGTACCTGTTACATGACCTAAAGGAGTATTTACCTTACCTAACTGCTCAGGAGTTAAATAAGTAATATTATTGGAAATTGTGAGACTGCCCCCTATTAAAGTAATACCATAAGTTACCGAAGCAGGATCTCCTCCACCAACTAATCTAACTTGTGAAAGCCTGTTACGAATAAAGTTATTTTGAGCAAAAATCCCTTCGTTACAAGTTACACTACCTGCAGCAGCGCCATCTACAATTGTTGTACCAAACCCGCTCCAGCTTGCTGTAGCAATTCCATCAATATCAAAATCAATACTACACTCATTCATTACACAATCAGAAATTGTATAACTTTGATCTCCAATTAGAAATGTTAGGCTACAGGTATTTAAAGTAGTCGAATTACTACTAGGAGTAAGCGCGCTGGCTGCACCCGCAAAAGCCCAGCCTGGTATAACAGACGCAGCAGGAGTAGAAGCATCACCTCCAGTAAAGGTGCTTGTGTTACTAGCTAGAAGTAGAGACCATAAAACATCATCTACCATGTGATGTTCCGCAGCATTATCAGCAGCTCCAGCTCCTGAACCTGCAGACTTAAAAGGTCTAATATAAGTTGAAAAGCTAAACTCAGCAGGGTTAATTGAATTTACAAGAGCTTCTCGCCCTCTACGACTAACTCCACTTGTTGAAGCTGCTTCATTAAGTGATATTTCTTGAATATTTTGAGCTTGCGAAAAAGAAAATCCATCAAGAATTGGAATTTCAAATACCATGCTGCTTACAGTTACAAACAGCTTCGTATCGCGACTAAAAGTTAAGGCCATAGTTTATCTCCTATGAATCTTGAAAAGGCATGGTCTTGAACGTTTGTTCGTGCCAGCATTTTCTAATATCGAACCTCTATTAGTATTTCTCCCACTCCTAAAGGGTCGAGGACTCCTTCATCAGTATCAATACTAATGATTGAGATTTGTTGAGTGGTGGTTGTTGCACCACTTTTATCTGCATAAGTCAAAGAAGAATTATCTTCTATGACGGTTTCTATATCTTCTAATAAAGCATCTAATGCTTCGACAGAGTTATCAGCATTTACATAACATCTTAATGTAATAGCAAGAAAGCGATCTTTATACCCGCCACCTTGATATTCTCTAGTCTCTCCTCCTGCATTTATATGTACTGAAGGAAAATCATCTACTTCATCCCAAAACTTTAGTCTTGGGCTTACATTATTGCTTAAATCTGTACGAAAGTCTCCTGAGCCATTTATTGTTTTTATCTGTGTTACAAGAGCATTTACAATACCTTGACGTCTAGTAGTATAAGTTCTATTTGATGTTGTCACTAAACTCTCCTAGTAAAAAATCTGCCTTCTAATAATTGTATTGCTATTTCTCGTATAGACTCATCTATAACTTTTCTTGGATCTCTGTCTGGATTGGCAAATCTACTTCCGCTACTAGCTTCATACTGACTATAATTATCTCTATCGTAAGTATACCCTATACTAGGAAAACCTCCTGCAGTTTCTGCTATATCTGTAACTTTAACGCTACTTGCAAATCTACCTGTTTGGTTTACTAACCCCGGTTCTCTCATATTTTTTCTTACAGTTTCTGGTAGTTTTTGATTTAAAACCCCCAATAACTTTAACGAACTGTTTGTACCTTTAGTTACTGTTGGACGCCTAGGTTTTGTTAGTTTTTTTCTGCTTCTTGTTTGAGTCCTTCCTCCTGCATTTGATCCTTTGCCAGGACTGGGCCTTCGCTTTCGTTTTTTTGCTTTCTTCTTAGGGTCTATTGCTTCTGTTAAAAGATCCCCTATATCTTCAAGCATATTAGGAGAACCTTTTAATTTAGTTACATCTATACCCGCTAAATATTTTTCTATGTTTGCTTCTTCGTCTTCTACTAACTGTTTAAATAGCTCACCAATAAATGCGGATACCCTACCTTTAGCCTGATTAAGACCAATAGGTTCATACTCCATTTCTATCATTCCACTGATACCCTGTATAATGTCTATATCAGCTTTGTATTCTACTTTAAAACTTCTTTTTCTATTTACTGTTTTTGAAACTTCACTCATTAAGTTTTCAAAATTTATACCTTCAAGATTTTCTTCATCAATTATTTTATCTAATTCTTCAACGGCAACAAATAAAGCTCTTAAGGCTGGTCTTCTTGGATCATCTTTCTCATAAGTGTCTAGTGCAAGTGCAATATTGGCTCTAAGAATACTTATATTTTGGTGTCCTAGCTGGTAGTTTTCTACTAGCTCTGGAAATAACTTATTATATAAGTAACCTTGTTGCCTGAAACTAGACTTATTATCTACTAGTCTTTTTGCTGTGCCTGTACTAAATTTTTTACCTTCAAACTCAAATGTTTTTCTAGACTTATCTCCGTGCTCTTTTGCTGCTTGATTTGCAGCTTCTTTAAAAGCTTCAAATCTTTTTGCGTATTCTCCATCAAATTTTGTTATTTGAGTAATTGCTTTATTTCTATCAATTGCTCTACGCAGTAACTTAGCTCTAGTAAATACATTTCTTTTAAGGTCATCCCTTATTTGAGTAATACTTGTAGGTTTACGAGCCATTAGTAAACTTTATACAAATCTAAAACTCGTTTTATATGATCAGGAAATGCAACGCTATTTCGAGTGCTAGATGTACTTTGATTCTGTATTGTAGCGCCAGCAATTGTTTGTCGTTGTTTCTGCTCATTTTTGTTGTAGTATGTAATTAAGTCTACTACTGCGAGTCTTAAATCTTGTGGCAAAGCGGAATATCCTGCTCTATAAATTACTTTTACTGAGTTTGGTCCAGTTTGCCAATTTTTATAAGTTGATCCTGACACTCTATAAAGACAGTCGGTAGTCGCATCAAGTACATAATCTGTATTTTCTGTAAGTGTAGTATAATCTGCTGTAGGAGAGCTTCTCTCTTGAACAGTGGTAACTGTAGTTACAGGACTTTCTGTTAGTTCTACTAAATGAGTAGAAAAATTCTTTGTAATAAACTCTGTCTTATCAGCAGAATAATAGTCTAAAAAACTAATTCCACAATAAGTTTTTACTAATTGGCTCACAGAATCAATAAGTTCTTCTAATTTGCTATCATCAGTAGACGATGAAATACCTGCCAACGTTTTGTAGTCCGCAAGAGAAATTAGATCTAAACCATTAACTATAACTGCCATCTTATAAGTCCATTAGTAAAAACTTGGGGGTGGCGAACCACCCCGAAGTTAACATAGTTAAAATAACTATTAAGAGTAAGGAATCCTAATTGAAGGCTCATTACCCGCACCATCACCAGCTTTAAGTTCATTAAAGCCAAGAGATTGAGACGCAACAATAACGTTACGCTGATTACCAACTTCATAATCAGTTTCAATGCTAACACCGCGTAAACGTGGAATTACATAGCTTGGCATATGAACAGCACAAGCTGCAGTTGTAGCGCCATCGCCACTTGGGCGTGCTGCTAACTGATCAGTTGCAATTACTGGAGAACCAAATACAGCTCCAACTAAACCAGTAAGTTTGTTTGCAAGATCACTACCAACTTCTGAAACATCTGTAAAACCAGTTTCATCAAGTAGTGGGTAGTAAGCATCAGTAGGAACAATATAGGCAACTTCAGAAGGTCGAAGACCATATTTACCCATTTGTTGACGCATATCTAGTAAGCCTGCAGGAGAAATACCTTGACCAGCAACACTACCATCAATGTTATTGCCAGTACCAGCATTACCATTATCAATAGCAGTACCTGCTTTCGCAAAGCCTGCACCTGCATCAGAACCATCAGCACCTACGAGACCATCGCTCCAACGGTTAGTATCTTCACCGATAAGAATAGCTTTGTCAATAGCAATCGCATGAGCGCGTGCTAAAGCAGAGGTAATCATAGGAAGCAAGCTAACAAGAACTTGTTCATCAGTATCATTGCTGATTGCAGAACCAGAAATCAATCGATGAGCCTGTAAGATTACTTGGCTTGTTGCATAGTTTTGGCCACTTCCGCCTTTATTCTGCAAAAAGTTACCTGCGGTGTCAAGACCAGTGCCTGGACTTGCAAAACTTGCTGGATCACTTTCAAGAGCGATCGGTAATACAGTCGCACCAGATTGTACAGCAATTTCACGGAAAAGACCGGCAAGTTTTTGTTCTTGACGTACTTCTTCCTCAAAAGTAGTTGAAACAGTTACATCAATACCAGCAGCTGTAGTACTAGTAAATGTTACACCAGCTTTTTCCATTAAGGCTTTTGCAAAAGAAGTATCCATTCCTTTACCAGTGACTTTACCAAGAATATGAGCACCTAAAAAGTCTAGACCAAAAGCAGTTAAGTCACCAGACTTACGACCAGAAAAGTCGCGTTTGCTGTTACGCATTTGCTCTAATTCGTCAGCTTTAGCTACTAATTCAGCTTCGTACTTAGCTTTAACTTCAGCGATTTCATCGAGTGAAGCTTTTGCCATGTCTGCTTGTACGTCAGCCATGAGTTTTTCTGCACCAGTTTCAATACCAGTACGGATAGTTTTTTGAACTGCTTCTTGTTCAGCAGCTTTTTCAGCTGCTACTTCTGCAGCTGCTTTTTGCTCCGCTTCTTCAGCGGCTTTTTGTTCGGCTTGTTTCATTGCAATTTTAGCAGCAGTTTCCTCAGCTACTTTCTTAGCAAATGCTTCCAAGTCGATTGCGGGAGTGTTATCTTCCGACATTTTCGTCTCCTTATTTGTAGATTGCTCTACGTGCTTAGGTGCGTCACTAACCAGGTTTGATTCTTTTGAATCATCTTTGGTCAGAGACTGACCAGGTAGATCGACACGATTGGTGAAAGTTTTTTTGAAGGCTTCGTATTCATCAACTGAATCAAAAGACTTCGCTAGCGAAAAAGTAGCTGCTTGATTGCATGGTACCGATACAACCGATACTTCAAACAACTCAGCATCCTTAATCATTAATCCGTCAGTTTCTTTTAGGTAATCAGCATCCTTGACTTTGAAACCAACGGAAAAGGCTCCAAGAACACCGTCTTTAACTAGTTCGCAGACATGAGCAGGAGCAGATTTACTAATCTTTGCTTCTAACTCTAGTCCGTTTTCTGTTACTTTAACTCCAGTAGCACGACCAATAGGTTTATCATAGTCGTGATTAAATAAAATTACAGGGTTATTTTTAAAGTTTTCTAATCCACCTTTAGCCCAAGCTTCTGCAGAAATTACATCTCCAGCTCGGTCAGAATGGTTAGTACTTGCCATGCCCCGTATCATTACGCTACCATCGTCATTCTCATGAGACTTGAACGTAGAGGCTACATGTAAAATTTTATCCATATTACTTCTCTTTAGTGCTTGCCACTTTAGTAGCGGGTTTAGCTTTAGGTTTAGCTTTAGGAATTGGTTTAGCTTTTATTTGTGGTTGTGCTAGCTCCCAGAGGGTAGGGTGAGCAGCTTGTATCTTATTTAATAATATTTCCCAGCTTCCTACATACTTATTTATCTCTTTTAAATTTGTAAAACTAGGTCTATTTGAGTCTCTACTATATTCCCTAGGGGAAGGAACGTTTCCTCTATTTGCTAAATACTCCGCAACTTTTTGTACAATTCTTTTCTCTTTTCCTCTATTACTATTCATAATTATTCCTCAGTACTTTCTGCAGGTCTTCCGCCTTCATCGGGGTTTACTGCTGAACCTGCAATATTTGCAGGAACTCTAATATTATCTGTTTCGGGTAGCTCTCTGAAACCTAATTTTTCTCTTGCCTCTGCAACAGTAATAATTCCACCGTTTACTAAAGAACTATAGTATGCTGATTGGTCTCTCATCTCTGGTTGCAGTGCTGAAATATTTGTTGTATCTTCTAATATCTCAAACCCAAAAAATCTAGTAAGAGAGTAGTTTATTTTTCTTACAATAGGTAGTATAGTTTCTAAATAGTATAATCGCATATTGGGGCGAATATTTGCATTATTACCAGAGTCCATTAAAAGATAGGGTACTCCTAATGCTTTACTAATAATCTTTTCATTTTCTAAAATGGCGTTTTGAAAATCTAAGTCTTTAAAATTTATATTTGTTAGATCATCTACTTCTATTCCTCCATCCAATATTAGAGGTCTTCTACCACCTGAGTCTGGTCTATATCTTGCAGACCATGATTGTATCATTCTTTCTTTTATTTTCTCGGATAAAGTATTAGGGGACTTTAGTACTAAACCTGGGACTGCTCCATTATTAAAAAAGTTATCTTGAAAATTACGCATAGCTTTTATAATTTTCATTGTTCTAACAGCGGGTTTAAGTCTAGAAACTCCTCTATAAATACTATAGAAAGAATTTTCTTTAACATGTATAATTTCATCAGGAGAGTAGTCTACATCATTATAAGTATACTTTTCTATATAATTTTTTGAGTCTCCATGTATTTGTACATTTTCTGCGGGAATATGATATAAATGGACTCCATCAAAGTATATAAAAATATTTCCATCTAGTAAATAATCCGTAATACAGTTACGTTTAAATGTACTCACGTCTTGAAATAAATTTGGTTCTACATTTAGTAAAAGATCTACTTTTGATCTTTTTATTCCTTTTACTATACTAGTACCTTTAGTAGGGCCAAATACTCTATGAGGTATCTCTGCTACATCGTCAACTATCATATTTACACTACGATTAACTATTTCTAGCTCTTCGTAGTATTTTTCATAGTTAGTATGATCCTCTCTGGAAGAATTGATTTCTTGAAAATACTGCTGAACAGGATTCAATTTTAGATAGGTTTCATCCGCATCTTCTACTTTTCTTCCTATAATTCTATCATACCAAGCCATGTTTATCTCTTTGAATTCCTACCCAGCGTTCTTGTTTTTTCGCTGTACTTAATAGTGGGTCTTTACCGTATATAGAGTGTAGTTGTAAATGATGCTTGTGGCATAAAGTTGCAGTGTATTCATATAACTCTGCATCATGCTCATCAATAAATTCTTCTCGCCACTCCATTACTAAATATGGTTCAAGGCTTTGCTCCTTAACCCATTTATCTAATAATCGAGTTAGACTGTAGAAATGGTGAAAGTCAAGCTTTA